CCTGAAACGCTCAAGCTTGCTGATTTCAAACCTGGCAACAGCTCGCGCCATCCACCGCTTGTTTTGGTGGTGATGTCGCGCATATCCGTTGACATGGAAATGCTGCACTCGGTTACGTGATCCAATACTACCTCACTGTCGTCCGTCGTTCCCAAAAAAACGCGGATACTGCTTGAATTGATGATGCCTGTTGTCTGGGCCATTATTTCTTAGATTTTTCTTTAGTTTCTTTCTTTTCGGGCTTATCCAGGTATCCGCCTTTTTTCAGCTTTGCAGCGAATTTATTGGATACGTCTACAACGGTTCCAGCTGACCAATGCCAGCCGTCTTTGTTGTAGGTTTTTTGAATCGTTACCTTCATGGCTGCAATTTACTCAATTTAAATTTCGTCACTTTCGAACCAACCGTTGTCAATCATGTACTGGTGATCCCGTACCGTCGTCGTGCTTGGTATGATGTGCGCAAACGGAAAACGGTGGTTTGTCTGCACGTATGCGCTTAGTTGGAACCGTTCGTCATTGGTGAGTTCAGGGAAGCAAGCAACCAACTTCTCAAGCGTTGCGGCGGGGTGAACGAAGATTAGGTAATCGGTATTCACCTGTAAAGCGTTCTGGATTCCGTCGGGGTGCGTAACGATTCCAAAGACGGTTGACGCCTTTTCGCCTTCTGCCTGAATGAGAACGGGCCGCGAGATGTTGTAGAGTTCTCGCGTTATTTGCTTTGCCCGTGCTTCGCTTGTCTGCGTGGCGGTTGGAAGTACGATGATATATCCGTTCATTTTAAAAAATCGAATAGAAGGTGTTAATGTTGTCCTCGATGTTCGTGCGGTTTCCAGCTGTTTGTTGGTCGCTTGTCCACAGAATCGATTCTTGCAATTTTCCACTAAAATGAAAGCCGCTGCTTTGGTATCTACCTAAATACATTTGAGATACCGACACGCTAGAGGTAGTGCCGTGATAAAAAGCAAGATTTTGATTTCCATTATAAAATGCGTTTTTTAAATCTGTTCTAGTAGCACCTACAGAAAGAGCTGATGTTCCGTTTTTAAAATAGTTATCATAAGCAGTCAAAAAGCCATCACTCAATTGCGTTTGAGTTGAGGTCTGTGCAATCATTATCCACTTTGTATTGGTGCTTGTTGAACTGTGTAATATTGCAGCTCCGTCGCTACTTGTGAAAACGTCGGAATATGTAAAATTCCCTGACACCAATCCGCTTATGTTGTGCGTTAGTTGGTCATCACTACCATCAAACTCAACCGCAGGCTTCCCGTTCTCCGTCACCACGCCCGTAGTGCCGTCGTAAATCTTAGGCATATTCGCCGTAACCCCTTGCGCCGCGTCGTTGCTGTTTCCCGATTGGTCGTACCACTTACTCACGAACCCGTCGTTACTTCCGCAATGCGTAGCCAAGGCCGTCGTATCAAGTTCGCCGCTGCCGTCAAATCCAATGTCCGCGTAGCTTGAGCCGTTGTAAACCTCAACCGCATCGCCTGAGTATGTACTGGACAATAAACGCAATGAATACGCAGCCGCAGCCCCGCTGTAATCGTCAAGTAAATATGAAACTTGGCTCACCTCCTCCCACGTCATTTTGAGGCTAATCGGAACCGTCCCGCCCGTGCGTTCCTTCAGGTAAGCAAGTAAAGCCGCCTTCGCGTTGTTGAATGTCGTATTGTCGGCGATGGCTGTGAACTGCGTCCAGTCGGCTGACGTGTCGGGGTCGGCCTGCGCCTTCTCAGCGTACCACAACTTTCGCCGAATATCGTAGCCGCTGGTTGGCGTGTCGCTCGATGCCGATTCGCTTAAGCCGTCGCCGTCCGCCTGCGCCGTATAGTACAGCTCAACCGTTTCCGTAGCGCCTGAACGTAGCGTGCCCGCTTCCGTATCGTAATTGCCTGTGTACTGCTCACCGTTACGGCCAAGAATCAAACTGCTGTTTTGCCATACACCTGACGCGGAATCGTACTGCAAATAATCGCCGTCAGTCAGCCCGCTTATTGTCACATCGGTAAGCTCACGCAAGTTATCAGGCGCCGCATCCAAAGCCGCTTGCAAACCCGTAACGCTTGCAATAGGCAAAGTAATTTCGTCCTGATAAATTGTAGTCCACGTGCCTTGTTGGTATGCCAACATTTGCCCGTCCTCAGGTTCGCCCGTATCCACGTCGCTCAGGTCGTCCAGCACGTCAGGGCCGCCCGCGTCAGCAGCTGGCACCCATGTGTCTGTTGCTGCGTCGTAACTCAGTATTTGGTTATCCGTTACGCCTGTTACATTGACGTCGGACAATTGGCCCAACTCAACGCCCGTGATCGGAGAACCCTGGGCAATTTCAAAATCCGTGCGGCTTATGCGTACTTCGTAATCCGCGCTTATGTTGTACGCCCGTTGCGGTTCGTCAAAGTCGATGACTTCGTTGATATACTGAATGCTCTGGACGTTGACGCCATTATACGTGCCTTTCACGCGATCCAAAGCGCCGCGAACGGCTACGGAAATATCAATGGCCTGGCTGTAACTGGTCGCGTAACAATTGACCTCTACGCCCGCCGTGTCCAGTTTCGAAGGCTCTGGCTTCGTGTCACTCGGTTCGTTGTTGGTTATGTTGTAAACGATATAAGGCAAGTCGCCGTCTTGTTGGGCAACTTCTGGATAAATCCGTGTGCCAACAATGTCGGTTATTGCAGTTGCATTCGTCAATAAATGGTATATCGCTTTTCCTACAATCATCGCATAAATCTTTCAAATTCCTTACGGTACAATTCAACTTGCTTTCTTCGCGCACTTGGTTGGCCTTGCATTAATCCTTGTGAAACTTTACCCTTCATCGGCGTGTTCATGATGACGCCTTTACCGCCTTTCTTTCCGCCTTTGCGCATCGTAGCTGGACGGGCGCCCATGTCCACTATGTGAGCAAACCAGCCATCTGCGTTATCTCTCACCTTTCGTTTTAGTGGTCTTTTGCCTGCTGTGTTTGCCCTCGGTCCTATAAACGCTGTATTTGAACTTTTTGGAAACCATACGCCGATTGATTTGCGCAGCTGATCGCGCTTTACTACGATGTTTTCGCGGTCCTCAAAATGAATCGTTATATCTTCTTTGTAAGGCTTCAAATTGCTGCGCGTTGCAACTATGATTTCTCTGCCCGCGTTTCGATTGGCTCGGCGAAATTCCTTTTTGTTGATTTCACCAAATCCAGCCGCGCGATCCAGCCGCTTTTCAATCTTTCGTAATTGCTGCTCGAAACTTTGCATTACTCGCCGCGTAAAGTAGTAACAATTCGCAAACCTTCCTGCCGTCCAATTTCCTGGATGGCTTCAATCTGATATGTATCGCTGTTGTAGCTTACGCGGTCGCTGGGCTTCAAGTCGCTGACGTCGCTGCTGTATCGAATGATAAAATTTAGACGCTGTTCGCTAAAAATCTGATCGCTCTGAATGCTTTCCGTTCCGCTTGTTTTGTACTGAATTTCCGCCCAAACCGTCGCAATCGTAACCCACGATTCGGCACGCTCACCGTATGCGTTTACGGTCAACGTAGCGCGCTGAATAGCTATGCGGCGGTCCATGCTTCCAAACCTCATACGGCCAAAATATTGCGGTACGGTGAAACAAGCGCATGAATACCTAACGGCAATTCATACAAATTTTGTCGGTTGACTTGCTGGCGGTTTTCGTACAAATGCCCAACCAACAAACGAATGGCGTGCAGTATCGGCTGCGGTACGTCGGCTTCTGCATAGCCCAGGTTCATGTTGATTTGCACCGCGTGGAATGTGTCGTCATACAAATCGGGCGCGTTGTCAAACGTGATCCGTGCGGACTTCGTTTTAATGTCGTACCAATACTTTGAAACGTCTAGCGTTTGCGTGGTGTTGCTGGTGTCGGTATACGTTACGGACGTAATCGAATTGACGGGACCAACTGGAAACCGTGCGTTATAAAAAAAGTCCAGGTAACCTACTGCCGTAACGTCGCCCAGGCGCGTATTGCAATAGTCCTCAATCCACGCAATGGCGGTATCTCGTAAAGCTTCAATCAACGTGTCTTCATCGCTGTGGTCAACACGCAAATGGCTCTTTAAATCGGCAACCGTTATAACGCTGTCGAGCGTCGGTGTGCCTGTTATTTCCACGGTCATCATGTCGTAAAAATAAGGACAAAAAAAAGAGGCGACCGCAGCCGCCCCTTTCCCAAATTATCACGCTACTAATTATGCAGCTTCGATGTCCGTGCAGATGCTCAAGGCGCCTGGCTGACGTACAGCAACGTCGAAGAAACGGTTGACGTGCAAAGTAATTTGCGCGTTGCCCGCTGCGCTGTATGGATCAACCAACAAATCGAGGCCACCGAAGTAAGCCAAGATAAGGCCTTGCTGGAAGTTACCAAACACCATTTGTCCCAAAGGTCCAGAAGCATTCACCAAGTAAGGCGTGGCGACTGCGCGGTAACCGTTGAACGTGTTAGACGCCAAGTCGTACAAAGCTGAAACGCTTGAAACTTGCGCTACGTTCTTAGCCAATTTAAACGCTTCAGGCGACATAGCGTAAGCAGCACCGCCAAGGTTTCCACCAGCAGCCAAAACAGCTGCTTCCATAGCTACTGCCAAAGCAGACGTCATGTCGGTGTTTGCTCCAGCAGTCGATTGGTCGTCTACGTCACCGTCGGCCAAAATCACGTCAAACGCTCGGTCATCAATGTATGCGTTCATCGCTGCGCTCAAGTCGTTCGCGATGAGGGTATCGATACCAACGCCGCCTTGCAAAATCAATTGCTTGGTGTACGTGGTCTTTGCAGATACACGCTCAGGCGTCATGCTGACGGTATCCATCAACAAACCTGATGCAGCATTTGCGTCGGCTTCACCTTCACCCGTTCCGCTTGCCTTGGTTGCGATTCGTGGGAATTGCAAGTTGCCAGCAGCGTTACGGATTACAGTAGCTCCCAAGCTTTCGATTACGGTTGGCGCTCGCAACGCTTCGATAGCAGCAGGTACAACAGTTGCAACTGCTCCAGCACCTGAGCCCGTAGTGGCTGAGTGTTCATCAGCGTCACCCAAAGCACGCAAAGCGATTGAAGGGATAGCGATTTGACCAGTCATTTGCAAGCCTTGTGAACGCGCCTCTTTCGCGGCTTCCTGCGCCCATTCAGCTTCAGCACCTTCCAAGCTGCGGCCGTTGGCGATTTGTGCTACGGCTCGGCTGATTGAAAACGCGCCGTGAACGCGCTCAACCTCGCGCTGCTCGGCGTTCGAAACGTTTCCGCTTTGCGCCATGCGTGCAACCATTTCCTGTTCGCGCGTTTTGTGCTTAATCTTTACATCCAAGTCGGCAATCATGTTGTCCAACTTGTCGCATCGCTCCTGCTCTGCTTCTGTCAATGAGCGGCCTTCTGAATCCGCTTTTTGTCCGATGCCTACGAACTCCTCGTAATACGCGGAGCGTTGGCCTTTAAGGTCGTTAAGTGTCATATTTGAAAAATTGCTTTCTAAGTTCTGCGTAAAGTTACGCGCTTCGGTTTTTATAGTTTCAGGTTCTGCGCGTTCCTCCTGTACGGGTTCCTGCGTTTCCTGTTCGTCATTCAATGCCGCCACTTCCTGCGCCGCCGCTGC